ATATAAAATCAACTAATAGCTTTTCTAGTGTAAGGGGCTGTTTTGTTACAGCCCCGTATTTTATTTGTGATTACTCAGCGGAGATAATTCAAAAGAGTTAACTATCCGCATAATCACTGTATTTCTTTAATTTTAGGTTGAGCAACAGTTAAGCAACCATTACAAATTTTGTAGAGATTTAAAGGGCTAATCACCGTCTGACACGTTTTCTGTTACACGACTTAAACAGGATTCTTTTCCATACAATCGTTCCATACCTTGACGAGTTACAAGCCACATTTTGCCTGACTTCTTAAACTCGCCTTCTTTAAATCCATTCTTTACACGGCCTCTACAATTCTGTTTCAATGCATCAGCTGTAACATTCCAACGTTCTGCCGCCTCTTGCGTTGTCATGATATCATCTAGTTCAAATTTCAATTTCTTCACCTTCTAGCTAAGCGTTTAATTACTAATATCAAAACAATAATAGTTGCTATATTAATCAACCATTCTAAATATTGCATAATTCACCTCGTTGATTTACAATGATGTTGAGAAGGTGGCGGGGCTTTCACCCGCCTGCTTTTTACTCTTTGCTAACAAGTTTTAGTATTGCTAGTGCCAGTAGCAGTGGCGTTAGCGCATTTGCTAAGCTTGTTAGCTTTTCTATTATGTCCACTTGTATCACCTCCTTACAATATTATTATACCCTATATCGAGTATAAAATCAAGCATTTTCTTTTACTTTTAATAATAAAAAACAGCCTACTAACTTAGATATTATCTAGGTTAGTAGGCTGTTTTGTGTTTTATCAAAACTATACTACCAGGAGTCCACCTGCTCCTGCTCAGGAGATATATGGATCACCTCTCTATCGATGAATTACCACTCCGATTATTGCCCCCGCCCCCACTACCTGGGATAGGTTGCGTTGCATTCGTAGCCGCTTGATTGTTCTCTTGTCGTTGTCTATTTGCCCTTTCAATTCGGTCAAAGAGTTCTGCATTTCTGACAAGGTAACTTCTTGCTTCATAGATAGCATTTTGGCTTTCATCAATTCGGTTTCCAATGTCGATATTGTATTGTGCGCTTCGTTCAATTCTTCCTTTTGCTTCATGACTAAGCTTTGAGCTTCGGTCAATGGAATACTGGATGTCTCGATTAAGCTTAACGCTTTCGCGTTGTTGGCTTTCAATTCGTTCCACTGCGTCAACGGCACGGTGATAGTCGGCTCCGCTTGGTTGGTAGAGGATATATCCTGCGCAAACACAGAGGAGCACGATAAGAGCGCCGATAATATAATAGTGGCGAGGATACTTGGCCACCATAGTTTTAATTTTTTCATACATAGTAACTCCTTCCTAAATAATACTGCCCCACTGAGCGCCCCACCATCGAGCGGTGCCACGTAACCAGTCCCCACCGCTCCATCGTTCATCACCTGCATGGCACACTAAGAGGTCCCATCGATCAACGTTGGAGTCTGGGCCATAAGTATTATTAGGGTATCCCGTCGGATCTAGATAATAGAGGTCTAGGCCGTCCTTATTATCGGCCGCTTCAGCGTGTGTCATTTGATGTTGTATGTCAAGTGGTACACCCGCGTTAATAGTGAGCACTGCCATAATCTGTGTCATAGTTGTTAACTGTGCTTTGGTTGGTGGTTCACTACCTAGATTATTTTCACTGACTGCATCCCAACATGCCTCAATAGCTATGCCTACGGCGTTACTGTTGCGCATGTAGGTATGTTCCTTATAATCGGTTAAGGCCTTCATATCGGTCCACATTAAGCCAGCTCGGTCAATGTTAATATGGTAATCCTTAAAGTGCTTACCCCCTTTGACGCCTGTCCAATGCAGGTATGCCTTTTCAATTTGGCCATATGCATCTAGCGCTAAGGACTGTAACTCGTCCATTGTAATTTGTCGAAACATTTATTTCCCCCTCTCATCATGGTTAACGTCATCCGCTAATTGTTGTATGCTCGGTCGATTCACCGGCAACGTATTAGTTTCCTCTAACTTATCCGGTATCCCGTTATGGTCCTTGTCGATAAACATGCCACATAATCCAACAATGGACATAAGCACCGATGGAACGAATATGTGGTCAATGATAAGAATACCCTTATCGATAAGTTGATTCGCTTCAGGTGACACATAACCTCTAATCGTTGATAGCACATACTGGGCAACGACTAATATCATCGGTACTAGCATGACGAGGACTAATGCCCTCGTTGCTAATACACCAGTTGGCCGTATGCCGGCTATTCGGATGGACTGATATGACCGCTTGATGCGGTTAATAATAGCTAACTTATCCATTGCCCCTCCATGCTCTGATAATCTCGAGTACGCCTTGAAATACCTTTCCAAAGTCGACGAGGTCATCTTCAACCATTTCGCGTAAATTTTCAATAATTGACCAACATTCGGAGAAGAACGGAATCAGCATGAATAGGAATGAGAAAATATGGTCCATGAATAGTTCAGTATTTGGAATCGGGATATCCGGTAGCGATTCAAACACTACCGATAAGACCATCCACGCGGGGTACTGGACGCATAACTTCGTTAGTAAATCGGATCGTAAGCGTTCACTCATAAGGTACCTACGTTTTAGCCCTGTGGTCGCGTCAACATATCCACCCTTACCCCATCCATACCATGCGAGCGTTGTAAGTAATGTTATAGGCGTATTGTTCCTGTGATTATCCTTGTTGTACCTAAGCACCTCCGTCGTAATGCGTTGCGCTGCGTCAATGAATAGCAATACAGTTGTTAATATGATGATAACTCCCATACTGACGATATGCGCATGTGATACACCGCTAATCAGCATTACTAAAATGTCGTTCAATATATCCATTCACTCCCCCTAATGTGATAGTTAATAAGGGAGAACATATCTGAGGCTTTTAAAACGAATGAATCCGTCAACGTCCGCCAAGCCTCGCTTATAAAATCAGTTAATTCTTGCATGTATTCCCCCTGTGTTAGTTAATTATAGATGGTCAGCGTTGTAGCCCCCTGTGTTGATGTAGCTATGGTTAGTCGCATTCCATTCAATGGTATTCTTATCAAAGGCCATCGTTGTAGCCCCCTGTGTTGATGTAGCTATGGTTAGTCGCATGTTATTGTTAAACCCTTTGAACGTAATATTTTCAGGTGTTTCCACAAAGTAAGGGCCGTATGCGTTCCAATTATCACCTAAATTAAGAGTCGTCTGTCTATTAGCGTACATAGATATAGTCGAAATGTTCCAATGCTTAGGGTTTACGTTGAAGTTCCCATTCACTGTATTATTGGTAATGTTCATTTTCAACACATCGCCATAGCGTTTATATACAATGCCATTTTCGGTATATTCTTCATCTGGATTATCGTTAAGTGCATTTACGCCTTTAATTGTATAATCTGCTACTTTCGCACCTGTGAAATTGTGATAGGTGAGTTTGATGTCATCTTCGCCTAATGGCGGAATCATTACAGTACAAGCTCCAGTGTTGTCGAGCGTGAAAGGTGTATCGTTGCCAACTACCTTAACGCTGTAATGTGGCTCACCTGTAACGGGTACAATTTGTCGCCCTTGAATCACGCCAGAAATAGTTAGAGGCTTAAATTCTTTACGTGGGAAAGGCTTACCCATATTACCGATTAAGGCGGTGAGTACATCGTCAACGCTGGCACTTTCACACCACACGTTACCTTGTAATAAGAGTTGATGAGCGTTGTCTGCTGTAGCACTTGCGCCGTCCTTGCCTTTTAACGATTTTAGCCACTCAACATATGTACCTTGAAATCCGTTTAATTGAGCGATTTGAAAGGCACTTAGCCCGTCCTCGCCCTTATCACCTTTAGGGCCTTTTAAGGCCCCTAATTGCTCTGGTGTAAAATCCTCATATCGGAATGGTTCACCTTTTGGGCCAGGGTCACCTTGCGGACCTTGCAATCCTTTTAGACTGTCAAGCCATTCCTGTTCAGTACCTCTGAACCCATGAGCCACTGCAATAGCGTAGGCGCTTTTACCTAGACCCTCGATAAGCGGAATTGTGGTTTCCTTATCGAGTTTTAAAATTAATTCGTTTTCCATACAAAGTACCTCCTTACTTGTGCATTGAAATATCTGGAACGATGGTGACTGTGCCCTGTCCTAACTTTATCCACTTGTGATCATTGTAGATAAACGCGTCATACAGATACTCGCCACCCTTTAATTGGGCTTTAGCGGAGTCCTTTCCGCTGATGAAGAACCCTACCTGTTTAGACTGTACCACAGGTGTTAACTCTAATTTCATATCATCATATGGCCGTTTACGAATTTTGCAGACGGCCTGGTATTGACTTAGGTCCATATCGGAGCCAGGTGGCACGATGTATGTCATACCGAAGTCCTGCCCCGCGTATATTGTGATGTCTTGTTCAATCATATAGGCCTCCTTAGACTTCAGCTAGGTCAACGGATTCAGGGAAGTGCTTATGTTGGTCTAATTCGGATACGATATATTGGAGGGTACTTCCATATTTTGTAATGTTAAAAAAGTTAGGGGGTAGACTAGCAGCTGGATACGCGTATACTACGCTTCCATCACAGCCTACATACTGACCAGGTACCGCATTAACTACGGTTAACCCTAATTTATTTACCTCATACGTGTGAGTCTCCTTGAGGGTATCCGCCTTAGTTGCGCCTTCTGTGTATTGTTTAAACAATGTATCCTTGGCGCGGATATAATAATTCGCGCTGTTAAAAACAGGCTTCCCTTTCTCGTTAAATACTTCCATGCCGTACGTTTCAGATTTTGAAATCTTATTGGAGTACACATAGATTTCAAGGCCTCGTAGGATACTCCCTATGTCAGTTGTATATGGCGCATAAATCTGGCATACGAACAGAGGTTTCTTTAACCCGGTAGCCGTATCAACTGCCATGCGTTCGCCGGTTGATACCATTTCTAATGGCGAAGCAGAAGCCACAGAGTAAATATAATACTCATCAGAATCCCTGCGTGCGATTGGAATTGTAATGAGGGCAGTTGAGGACTTTGTCCCCTTTGCTCTAACGCTATAAGATTGAGACTGCGAAATTAGGTATTCCCAAGTAGGATTAGCATAACTGCCAATATATGGGATTTCCCCGGTACCGCTAAACGTTATCCTGTGTTTAAGAAATGCACATGTTTGGCTATCGTTGAGCAGTACGTTTTTCTTGTTATTGATTACTTTTAAAATGTTCATTCGCATACTCCAATCATTAGCTTCACTTGACATGGTCTGCCGATATAGGCCTTATTGCCTGGCACGAAAGTAACGGTATCCCCGTTAATATAGTTGACATAGTCACCTTCATAGTCATTCGAGCCACAGGTACCATAATATTCACGAAGTGCGAATAGCTTTTGTCCTTCAAATATGTCAGTTTTGACCGAGAACTCAGGCTCAATAGTTGTCAATTCCTTAGTCCATATAATCTTGGTAAGCCCTGTAGATAGGTCTGCTACAGTATCCCCATGTTCATCAAATACTTGTATTCCAGCTGGCACAGTATCACCTTTCTTTCTAAATATCGAAGTCAGCTTTTCTTTTAACCATTTAATTAATCGTCCCATAGGCCTAACCTCACTCTTAGTACATTGTTATCATCAAATACTTGAATTAAGTTATCGCTAATTTCAACCCTTGCTCCACTGGTTTTAGTCCGAAGAGTGCCGATTGTAGCCGTGATAGTGTCAAGTCTATTGACCTTTAACTTATCGGCGGTAACGCTATCCGCTTGGAGCTTATCACTACTAATGGATAGGGCTTGTATCTTATCCGCACTCACGGAGTTAGCTTGGAGCATACCCTCCGTGATGATGTTATTATCGAACAGCGCTTGGCCTGTTACGTGTAATAACTTGCCGTCGATTCGAGTACCTTCAGGGGATAAGTTAATCCGGCTAACAATATCCTGGCCACTCAGATTCCCGATAGCGTGGGTCACTCTAAGGTCGATACCCTCCGATAATGTAGTAATTTGACCAGATAGGTTCTTATTAAGGTCAGTTACCTTTTGGGTAATGCCTCTATCCAATTGAGCGATTTTAGATTCAAACCCATTAATGGAGGTTTTCATCGTTCCAACTTCAGAACTCATAGCTTGGATGGTATCGTCCATTGCCTTTAGCCCTAATGCTTCCGCATCAAGTAGGCTCCGGTCAACCCTATCCTTAATAGTGACCGACTTCTCAGCGACTAAGCTACTACCGAACACGTCGACATATTCACACCGCACACGATATACCCCGGCTTTATTGGAGTAGGTGAGCATGCTAGACGTTGTCTCTAAATCGTCCGTACGATCATCACCTATGATGTGGCAACGGATAACGTAAGCCTGTGGTGGCTTTGCCCCAAAGTAAAGACTGAACCCTCCGAGTTGGTCTTTGACCTCAAACGTAGGCGCTTCTAACTGCGGCAAGTTATACGAATACGTTGCAGGTGTTGAGTACTTGCCTAGCGTACTTCGTGCGTACAAGTACACCGTGCCACTTCGTTTAGTAAGAGGTAAGTTAGCGGATGTACCTTTTACCTTCGCAAGTAGTGCGTTGGTGTCCTTCCCTGGGACATTATCGGTGCGTAGTTCATAGTAATCCACGTCAGCGTTCAGTACATCGTTCCATGATGCGGTGGCGTGGTCCTTAAAGGCTACCGTAAAGTTCTTAGGCATGTCCGGTACCTCATCCATCGCCTTGACTACGACGTCAACTACCTGAGCAGTATCGGAACGATTACCGAACCTATCCACGGCCACGGCCTTAACCTCGTACTCTTCACCAGGTCCTAATGCCTTGATAATAACCTGGCTGTTACTGCTACCCGCGTACTGCCAATCTTGACCCGTTACGATTTGGCCATTCTTAGATTTTAGCTTGTACCACACCTCAGCACTGTCAAAGTTACCAGGATTAGCCGGTGGCTCGAACATCACTTGAAGGTCATAGTACACGCTCTTATCAGCGGTTAGATTGTATCGACTAATGACGTGTAGGTTCTGCACATCGCCAGGTGCTTGCATCTTAGGAATGACGATTTCCTTAGTAACCCCTGTAGTTAGTTGCCCTAAATCGTTAATCGCTTGCACCTTAACCTCGTAAGTAGCGCCTAATAGTACATCAGATATTTCCGTGCTATTAGGTGATGCGGGGAAGTTCCCCACGTATTTCCAGGTATCGCTTTTAGAGTTCCGATAGTTAACTACTACGTTGGTTATCTTGCCGTCACGAGGCAGTTGCCAACGGACGGCGATTCGTGAGTACATAATGCCATTCGCTCCGTATACATCACTTACGAGGCCAATATCCTCGATATCGCTACCAACTTCCGACTTATAGTCGATAGTTGGAACAATACCATCGTCACTTGTATATACTTCCGGGTAGTATTCCATGCACTGAATCTTACGAGTAAGGTCTGTACCTCCCTCGGTGATAGCTAACACCCTAAATGGTTTAGCTGCTTTGGTTAACTCACCAAAGGCGTACACACTACCGGGTTCGACTGCAATCGTTTCCTTAACAGTGACGTTCCGCCCGATGACACTTAATACGGTAAGCGTAGTCACCGCATCAGTGGCATTGTTACGAATAAGTAGTTGGTACTGCTTACCAGGTAATGTCGATGCTTCCTTATCAAGGGTGATAGTATTACCTGTACCAGCTACTACTCGGCCACCTTCGCCCCATTCTGGTACGTCATGTTGGATAAGAATAATGTCCCCTATCGTACACGCTATGGCGTCTGTGAATGCTTCGATAGATACAGTACGCACCTCGTACTTGTTGCATCGTAGGTAGTGCTTACCATGTTTAAATGCCTGGTCTAAGCTAGTACATCCCATGAGCTCTATTTGAGCCGGGTTGGTAAGTGTATCCGATTCATCGTAGGTATCGCCATACACGGGGATAACATCGCGCTCGTAGTCCTTATCCTTATTAAGGAAGGAGATTTCCACGGAGTTGGCACGGCTTTGAATACCTTGAAACTCTTCGGAAAAGCTATCTTGCTTAATGTTGGCCACGGTGAATAACTGCACTGGTGTTGACTTATAATCACTAACACAGGTGAATCTGGTTCCCTGTGGAATAACTTTACCTCGCCCTACGTTTTCCGGATACTTGAGCGCATCCCATAACCGGCTAGCGCTATCGTAGATATAGTTAAAGGTGAATCCGTTCTTGTCACAATTGCTTGCCCAGGCTTTAAATGCATCGTAATCCATGCGTCCATGAGGTTGGCCAAACACGACATACTCATCTCCGAACTTACGAGCCATATGGAGTAGATCATACGCCGCCCATGCCGGATTATCCGCGCGTTGGACTTCGTATTTTTGTTGATAAGGGTTGAACACATACACGGCGGAGCGTTCTTGTATCCAAGATACTTCAGGGTCAGAGCCGTTAAGCTGAGATGTGGCCAAAGCTTTAATACCGATAAGAGCCTTACCAGGATGCACGAAGTCATCGTATATAATCTGCGTTAACTGGTTCCAGTACACCTTATTACTGTATCGAATAGAACTACCGTCCTTACTAGAACATCGAACACGAACTTCATATTGTGCCTTATCGAGATTATCGAATCGGTACACTCGATAGAACGCGGTGTTAGTAGCCTCTGTAACCTTGCCCTTATAGTCACCCTCAGCGATTTCTGCATCAGACTTTTGACGCGTGAAAGACCATCCGTCACCGGATTTCTTAACGAAGGCTTGCATACCCTTTTGGTTGGATAGCGGTAACTTATGCCACTCTTCATTTTCTCCAACTTTCCGAATTTCCGCGTCAAGTGTTACAGAGGTAGCATCCATCCCACCTGTATCGTTGGAGTAATACAAGCCATTAGGGAAACTGATAGTTATCTCGATAGCATTGCACGCGTCGCCTTGTACACGTTGCGTACTCCACCCGGTTTTGAGTTCATAGTTGAGTACTTGGTCCGCATAGTTGTCATTGAAATTAGGGATAACAGTTTGGTCATTGGTACCTAATCGGATATCTACTTGCACATCCTGGTAGTTACTAATAGGGTTAGCATTGATACGGATATCCTCGATTTTGGATAACTCGCCTTCACCGGCGCAATATAAGAGATTGAGGTACTGCTTCTCGCCGTCACTGATAATGTGACGAGATAAGAGGAGCCCTGCGCTTTTCATACGGCCGTACGTAACGGCTAGAGGGTACCCTTGCCCGGTTACAGTTTTTGCCCCGCCCCATCCATACGTGTTAGCCTGTGCTGAGTCCGTATGAGACCGGTCAGCCTTTGGCTGAGTTAACTTATTGACGAGCATATTGCCAATCATACCAATAGCCATGGAGAGTACTGTGCGCCATATTAGACTTTGAATACCAAATATAGCGCCACTAGCGATACCACCTGTGGCGATACTAAGGCCTATGGTTAAAATGATTCCGAGGAATTTGCCATCGATTTGAGGCATGGCCACGATATAGTCACCATCGTTAACAATGGTATCAAGCGTAGCCTCTTGGCCATTAATGGAGTATACCCAGTCGCCATCTTGTTTAGCGTAAAAGCTTAATGGCATATTCGCCTTATAGGGGCGGTATTGTGTTTCATGCTGATCCGGTTTAAACGGATTCCTTACTAGCACTACATTAATCATCGGCTACTCCTTTCTATCGTATATATGTTTAAGCCTAGGAACATATTTAGAAATATGTTCGATACATACGCCGCTTGGCTTAGTAGCGTGAATGAATCGGCCATCACCTAAATACACGCCTACGTGGTCAAGTTCCTTACCTTTTAACGAAAAGACCAGGACACTGCCCTCCGTAGGTTCCTTGACCTCTTGCCACTCGTCCATAGGAATATCTGTATAGTTTGGAAGCGTAACACCATTCCGGCGATACACCTCGGCCACTACCTCCCAACATTTCAGTTCCTCGAATGGAGTGCCAATCATGTCAGTCATATCACTTGTTAGATGCATATAGACCCCCCTGTGGAATCGTAGGTTCGCCACCGAAACGAACGCTATTACCTAGTGCCCGACATCGTGACAATGTCTTATTACACTCGGTCTCGGTGCCCTTGTATCCGCACTGAACACCTTTGAACTTGAAAGGGCAAAAGTCCTTCATGATGCGGACTAAGGGGAAACGACGGGTGAAACTAAAATCCGTACCTAGTGTGAATTCCATCCATTCAGCATTAGCAACGGAGCCCGTAATAACGAAGTGTTCTTCTACTTCGCACACATTCGGTACATTTGTATTTATTACACGGACAATGACATTCGCACCTGTGAACCCTTGATTATCCTCCGCCAGGCGTTGGATAGTCCGTGTCACATTGGACACGGACAATTTAACGTTTGGAAGGTCAGTCGAGTTATGGTTGACGTCCGCTAATTTGAATGGGAACGCGATGTACTTGTTCCCTTGGAAGGTAATATCCTCGGTGTTATACACGAGCCGTACGATATCGCCTTTGTATTCAATATCAAGGAGCATGAGCCATACACCCGTGGCGTCTATTTTGTTTTTCTCCAAAATTGATGCAGTTGAAAGTGTTAACATGTTATGCCTCCTGTAGTTTAACGGTACCAACCCATATGCCGTAGTCATTCGCTGCAAAGTCTAGCTGATCACTGAATCGTACCTTGATAGTTTCTTTCGTTTCAGGATTCGTCCAATCGAATACCGTCGAACAGTTAACCTCATCGAAGAACGACCTTAGCCGTAAGTACTCGGAGGTGGGCACCTTATAATTCACGTTATATGACCGTAGGGCCTTAGTAGTCTTACGGCGACTAATAATCGTCATATTCTCCACTTGACCCTTATAGGTCATATCCGGTGTAGTTTCTTGGATTGGATATATTGGATATCTAATGTTTGGAAATGTTGCCATGATTAACCCGCGGCTGCTTTAATCGCATCCCGCGCACCTCCTTTATTGTTTGTTACGGCTTTAACCATTACATCGATGATGTAGTTTTCGCCATCAAATCTCGAGCTTTGTTGCTCGGATTCAAGAGCTTGGCCAGATTGATTGATGATGTTAACAGTAACGTTATTCCCTTGATTACCGCCTAGCATCTTACGCGTTTGACTAGCGTTATAGATACGATGTGAAGCGTTGAATTGAAGGAGCTCAGGTCCGTTTTCACCGACCAATGTCATACCTGTAGGCGCTACCCCGCCGGACGCGAACTTCGAGAACCCTCGACTGCTGAACGCTGAACTAAAGGACCTACCGGTGGAGAAGGTACGACCGCCACCACCAATATTTCCTATGCCTCCAGCCAATCCGCCGAATAAGCCTTGTAGCTTAGGTTGTAGGTACTGTTGGAAGGATAGGTTCACCATCATCTTGATAATGCTATTCGTCATATCCTTGAATATGCTGATTAGCCCTTTACTGAAGGACTTCGTACCTGTGGCCATAGCCTCGAGATTACTTGTCCAAGTCGAGTTAATATTGCTCATCGTGCTATCAAAGGTCGACTTCGCAAGGTCAGCATAATTCACGGTTTCCTCTTGATATTGACGTGCTGCTTCCTTCAATCGGGATTTCAAGTTACGCCCTGCTATCTCCCATAGCTTTTGTTGGGCCTCAACTAGGTTCTTCTCAATCTGTAGACGTTGCGTAGCCGTCATCTGTGCATTAGCTAGCTCGTCCTTCGAGTAGTCGATATAGGCCTGTAGCTGTTCGGCCAAGATGGCATCGGACTGGTCCTGTGTAAGGTGGCCAAGTTTCACCAGGTTGGACTGATGATCTAATGCTTCAGTCGTTTGTGTGTAGGCAAGCTCTCTGATTTTCTGCTCAGTATCGGCTACAAGTTTCAATCGTTCCGACTCTGCCTTCTTCTCGGCGAGTTTCTTGTCCCCTACGGCCTTGGTGTACTCACGAACGTTATCCTCAATCTGAGACTTCTGTGCATCGGACTCAGCCTTGATAAGTTGGAGTCTGTCCCCTGTACGTTCAAGGTCAAGTTTCGTAATATCCTCATTCATCTTACGAACGCGGATAGTTTGATTCCGCTCCGCCTCAGCAAGTTTCTTTTGGTATACCTCTTCGTTCTTAGCCCTTGCCTCGGCCACTAGGTTGGAGTTGGCCAACGCTTGAGCGTTAGCGTTCTTAAGGGCATCGTTAGAAGCCGATGCGCTTGCAGATGCGCCTACCAATTTAGCAGTATCAACGTAGCCTGTAATCGCTCCAAAATCGCCCGAAATAGACTGCTTAGCAACTACCCCTGTACTAGAGTTAGCTCCTGTGTATCCGCCATTACCGTCAGCAATAACAATATGGTTATCACCAAGTACAACGACACCGTCACCTGCTTTAGGAACATATCCGTCACCTTCTGGGTGCCATGCTCCGGCTTCTGCCGCTGCATCCATAATAGATGGAACGTACCGAGGTACATCCTTACCGAATGTTTCTTTTACGCTATCTGCGAACAACTTACCGCAATCTGTAGCCCAAGTGCCGTCTGCACCCAATACGTAGGCTTTGCCTAGTTGAGCGTTAGCGGCATCTAATACGCCAGAGGCACTACCAGAACCACCTCCGACATTACCTAAGCCGGCTGCAGAACGGATAATCTCACGAATATTCTTATTATTCGTTTCATATTGGTTCTTAGCGTTGAGCTTATCGATTTCATATTGGCTACCATCAATCTCCAAAGATTGAAGGGTAAGACTGCGAATAAGTTCATTAAGACGTTCTACGGAACTTGCTAGTTTTTCGGCTGCTTGCTCAGCTTTCTTAGCTGCCGCCTCTTGGGCCTTAGCTGCCTTACTTGCTTCTTCATTAGCCTTATTGATAGCTTCATTATTAGTGAGACCGTTCTTAGCGTTCTCGATTTCTTGCTCCATCTTAGCTTGCTCTTCTTCGGCTTTCTTCTTCGCAGCATCTGCCGCTTCCTTAGCCTTCATAGCTGCGTCAATTTGAGCGCCTTCCTCCTTAGTGGCTAGGCGGTCATTCTTAATAAGTCCGAAGAAGGAACTATCCTCAACCCAGTATCTGCCGTCATGATTAGCCATATAGGCTTCACTGGTACCCTTATCGGAGTTCATGTTCCGATGGGCCTTCATGCCATTGACTTCAACACCGAGGTCAGTACCTTTGGTACGCTCCTTGTATCGGTAGTCAAGCAATGCTTTGCCTGCTAATGCGATAGCACTGGCCAAGGCTACCCAAGGACCTGCAGCCGCTAATGTAGCAAGCCTCATGAACTTCAACGCAGTCGTTACGGACTGAATTACAGTAACAGCGATGCCAGCTTCAAAACTAAATTTCACTACCCCCGAGATAGCTTCCTTTTGCTCGGTGGCCATATTACTATAGGACTTTGTTAAGTCGATAGCCCATTGCGTGTAGTCCATAATCACTGGCAATAACTCTTGACCAATCATGATGGCCAAACGCTTACCGGTTTGTTCCATGTCCTTTAATTGACGATTAAACTGCGCCGATTTCTTAGCCGCTTCATCGTCAATAATAAGCCCCATAGCACGTGCCCGATCCTCGACTTGCTTCATCGCCTCTGCGGACATATTCAACATGCCATGGAGTTGGTACCCAGTCTTACCGAACAATTCCATTTCGACGCGAGTCTTTTCCGCGCCGTCCTTCATGCCTCTTAGGCGTTCTTGGATAATCTGGAATACTTCAAGAGTGTTCTTCCCTTGAATCTGATCAATACTAATCCCTAACCGACTGAACATATCAGTCGCAAGCTTCCCCTCAGCCGAGGCTGTTTGCATTTTATCTTGTGCGTTTGATACTGCCTTCGCAAACTTGGCAAACGCCGTAGTGCTTACGTCGGTAGCTACGCCCATATAGTTGGCCACGGAGATAAAGGTACTGGCTTGCTCAGCGGTGGCACCTGTTAAAGACTGCATTTTCTTAACAGATAAATTCCAGTCGAGCGCCTCCTTGGCAAGCTTTGACCCCAGACCGGTGATACCTGCACCCGCTCCAATGGTCAACATTTCTGTTTTTAATTTTGCGAGCTCTGCAACTGTACCCTTAGAGGCGGCTGCGATTTTTTCTAAACCGGCTTGCGTATTCTTATCGGTCAGTTGCACTACGATATCTACTACATTATTCGACATCCTTATTCATCGCCTCCATTTCTAATCCCTCTAATATCCACATGAGGTTGAATAACATCGGACCCAGGTTGATATTATTCATTTCCGCAACTGTGCGGATAGCCGGATAATCAAATCCTGCTAACCCCCCTGTGTGATATATGCGTTGACTGCGTGATAGGGTATACAGTTTCATAGCCAATTTCGTGCCAAATAATAGGTGCGGAGGATTGTATTCACACTCCGAACAGTCGAAGGACTGCCGGGTGGCGGATTGTAGTTCCCTACACCCTTGGCAATACTTCGGACGGTCAGAGGACATCCACCCCCACACCTCTTTTAGTTTTTTTCTGTTGCGTCTTGTACCTGAAATGTAGCTGTGATAACTTTACCTGCAAAGTCCATAGCTTCCTTATCAGATACAGTATTAAGGTCCTCATCACTAAGGCCATATACATCCATCAAGATGAATCGCATAATATCACGGCTACGAATGATACCTGCTAGTTGATCATCGTCTTCGACTGGACAATATACGAAGTCCAATCCTGCTTTAATCAACATTTCACGTTCAGACCATGTGAGGGCTCTTGCTTTTAGTTCCTTACCTTGAATCTTCATAGTTACCTCCTATTAATACGCTGTTTGCGTATTAGTTAATTCGAATAGCACGGCAGATGCCTCAGCATCATCGCCGTAGTATGCTTTGAACGGCATTTCGATGTTAACGCCTTTAGGACCATCGATACCTGGGGAATTGCGTTCGTAAATCAATTCAGGTAATTTGATAACCAAGGAGTTATCCCCTTTGGTGAGTGTCAATTCAAGGCTAGATTCTGTACCATTTACGGCTTTATTCAAAAGGTCCATGTTCTGGAAGAACGCTTTCAATGTACCAGATACACCGACGATACCTGTATCGATATAGGTACGGAACCCTTTATTACCGATAGCGTAGGAATCACCATCCAAGCCGAAATCAATGTTAAGGCTTAGAGACAATACGTTAGCAACTGTCACGCCACCTTCTTTGATTGTGGCTTCAAGGTTTTCAAACGGGGTAAATGCAATTTGAGTAGGTGCTGTATCAAATGGAACTGCTGCCATTGTTTCCTTGCATCCCATTACGTCGATAGTCGCTGTTAACTCGGAGTCACCGCCAAAGTTAAGCGCCATTTTATTCATGCGAACGCCACTAAATTGTTGATATGTGCTGATATCCTTATAGCCTTGCTCGAATGTAGCGGATGGCATATCCGGACCGATTTTGAACACATGCTTATGCGTGGAGCCTGCACCGGCTGTGGAAGTAGGCGCGCCAAAGGCTAATTTCAACCAATAGCCGAAGCCGATTACATCGACCGGTGGCGTAATACTGCCGGATGCATCGATGTTACCACGGCTAGGCGCAGCTGGATTACGTGTACCACGAATTACATTAGAATCATTTAGATTTTGACTTGCTTTTAACGAGGAACTAATGATTGGCATAACCACGCCACCGGTGGACGGTGTAACGCCAAAGTCAGTCTCAAAAGCCATTGTTAATTTGGATTGTGCGCCTTGCGCACGTTTAGCTACTGCCATGTTATCCTCCTATTAATATTCAACGTGACCGCCGATTACGTGCGGTATTTCTATTGTGAATGTGGCCTTGCCTGGATACACAGGGCGCCACGATACATTATCCGTTTCATAGTCAATGTTAATGACTGGATAATTAGGGTTGACGGCCATAATACATTCAATGAGTAACTGGCCGAGTTCATCGGTTTCAAATGCCCCGGTATAGGTAATGACACGGCCATTACGTTCCGATTCCTTCCGATGTACTCCCCATACGAGCTGGAGTGTATACGAATAGGAATCTGCAAGCCCTTCAGACTTACTATCCATAAGGACAATAACGCATGGGCAATCCTCCTCGAGGGGAGCCCCTGCATCGTCATACCCTACAAATATGGATAGGCCCTTACCGTACTTTTCTTGACAGAACTCATTGATACGATCATTATCCTTAATAGCCTCAACCCAACGGTTCGCAATCACTGCGAGTGGAATTGTTTGCATACCTACCTCACTTTGTATACTCGATTACTAGAGCCCCATGAGGTATTACCGAGTGCGTACTCACCGATTTTCTTTTCAAGGAACGGTACGAGTTTAGGTTGAAGGGCGTTACGCATCGGGCCGAAGGTTTCACGAGGTTTAATGGTGAAGGTCGTTTTCCCCTTGGCCAACTGGAACCCATGCGCAAATAATTTCTTGCGCATGTTCTCTGTTATTTCCTTGGTGTAGCCCTTCTCTATCTGTTCCCCTAATTTCTTAGCAGAATTAGATAGCCACCCAACTTTGACCGATTCAGACTTAGCGTCGTACTGGTACCCTACGGCTCGGTACATCTTACCAAGAGGCGTATACCCAACTGTGCCGGCTTTTACACCACTCGCAATAAGTTCATCACGAGACTTATGCGTCCAACCTTCGCGGTCAGCCTTACCACCTTTTCTGTAGGCTCTTCTAACTTTAGCGCCGAATGCTGCTTCAAGTTGAGCCCTCATGGCCGGTGGCATGAAGCTAGCATACTTCTTACCGCCTGGCGCTCCGGATTTGATGCCTTCCTTAATGGCTTTGGACATCATGAAGCCCATAGACTTCATTGCCTTACGCATCCAGTCTGGTTTCGTCTTAGCGATAAATTCAAGATACGGTGTAGCCCCATCATTAATAGTGATAGGCTCATTACTCATGGTCTCACCGTCCTTACGTTGGCCACGATTTCCAGGCAGTGCATCTTATCGTCGCTATCGGAGATATGATCCACGTACCACTTTTTGCCGTGGATATATATTTCATCCCGCGTCTTAGGTAACGGGATGTCTTTAGTCCGCACCCAAATCTTAGCCTTATCGGCTAGTCCAGTTACGAATCCTGAGCCCTTGCCATCGTACTCACCGATTTCTACGCTTGCCTTGATGGTCTTACCCTCATATGTGATTTTCTCACCAAATGCCCTCAGGAGGACGTTTTCATCGTATGTATACATATTTGTACCTCATAGGTTTAACGGGGGCGTATGGCCCCCGTCATCCTCATAATATGGCTATTACTATGCGCCAACTTTGACAGCTTGCACTAGCATAACGGTAACAGTATCTTGTGCAGCAGTTTTTGGAGCTACCGCGATACCCAATGGTTTACCGCCAGTTTTAACAGCTTTATCTGTCAAGAAGTTAACTACGTCACCAACTTCAAAAGTATCGGCTTTGTTAGCAATTACTTTGAATACGCCAGTTACTTTAATGGCGCCGACTTCACCTTGTTTCATATCGGTGATAGCTACACCGTGAATTGCGCCAGCTTCTACGATATTACCGGCTTTGACCTCTGCTGTTGCAGTAATGTCAATGCGGTCAGTTTCTTGTACGAATTGTGTCATCATATATCGTTACCCCCTAATTATTTACCAGCATTTTTATAAAGGCCACGGAAATCAAGTGCACGTACGCCTACGTCCAATGCAACTTTATATTCGATACCATCCACATCAAAGCCTTGACGAGTTTCTAAGCGTGGAGCTTCTACACCGTTCAAGAATGTAGTTTCAATAGTATCGTGTTGAGTTGCATCCGCTACTAAGTACCATGCATCTGGGTCAGTGATTTCTGCATCAGCGATAACAGTGAATCGACCTTTGTATGGGTTAACCACACCGGAGTTAATTCCTGCCACGTCTGCAGTGGAGTTCATGAGTTGGTATGCTACCATTTCAAGTTCAGGCGGAACGATTAAATATTTAGGTGTGATGTTAAGTGTAGCAGTGCCTTGGATACCCTTTTGACGGCGCATAGCAGTTACTGCTTTAGCAATAGCTTTGACGGATAATGCTTCGCCTGTGGATGCAACGTTACCGTGTTTGCTATTGAACAATGCAACGCCATCGTCCATCACTACGTCACCTGTCAATTGTGCGTACACCATTTTGTTCACCAAGCGTTTAGCTGCGGAACCAAAACGAGTTGCGATAGCGGAGAACATACCAAGGTCATCGTTGATAATTGCTTGACGAGTTAAGCTAAACAATTTGCCGTAAGTAGCGACTTTAGTTCGTGCGGAAGCTTCCTTGAATGTCATAGCCTTGAATTGGCTACCTTCTGGAACTAATTCCAAGTCACCTGCTTCAGATAATGCTACGCGTGTAGCTTCCTTGAAGTCACGATTAGAGCCTTTACCCGCCCATAATTGGTACGTAGTTTCTGCTTCGTTAAAGCCGTTCATTACGGATTTATTTGCCAAGTTGGACATGATAGCAGGGAATGTGGATGTGGAGTTAATAGCTTCACGTGCCAATTCCAAGTTATCGCCAAAGTTAGCGCGAAGGCCTTCACGTTGTAATGCTTCACGTGCTAATTCAACTAAGGAATGTGCGCGTAATTCGTTAGCACCTGGCGCTGGTTCAGCCACTTGAATACCTGCCGCCATTAATACTGCATCTTGTGCAGCTGCACGGAATTTATCGGATTCAGATTCGCCCATTTTAACGGACACGCCTGCGTTACGCGCACGTAATTGGTCCATTACCATTGCACGTGCTTCGTCAACGGATTTGCCCAATACGATTGCTTCGTCTGCGCCTTCAACATCGAAGTCACGGAACATAGCAGTAATTTCGGAAGTACGTTTACGTTCTTCTTCCATAGCTTTTGCCAATTGTTCTTTTGTGATACCTGCTTCAACTGGAGCGGATTTCACTTCTGGAGTTTCAGTTAATTTTTCATTTTCATCCATACCTTTGTTTTCCTCCTGTGTGTCAATACTTGTATGAATTTGAATATCATCTGCACTGCGACCTACGCCGACCGTAGGGTCTGCAGGTACGGATACAATGCTGATTTCTAAAGGTTCCCAATCGGTGATGACGTATGCGGGGCCTGTGAAACGGCCATTCGTGGATGTAGTACTATCATCTTCTAACACTTCATAGCGTTTAATAGAGTATCCAACGCTAACACCTTGAAGCGTACCGGATTGGACTTTCTTAAAGATGGCGTCGGATTGTTCATCGTCGTCAAAACGTACTAGCGCTTTACCTCGATTATCTTCAATCCACACCTTTTCAATGTGCCCCACGACCGCATCACGATCATGGTTAAATAGCACGGTACCTAAGCCATCATTAAATCTATCGAGGTTGATACATTCTTCATCATGGCAAAGGATTTCATCGCCGAACCAACGGCCGTATGGCGTTTCGGAGGAGAAGGAAAGTTCTACCGTCCGATTGTCAGAGTCGACTTGGTCAATCGTAGATTCACGGCAATAGTTACCATAAATGCTACGTTTTTCGTTTTCGTCCATTGTTAGCCATCAGCTCCTTCCTGTGATTGTTGGACGTTATTGTCACTATCTGGGTCCATCAATGGTTGCAACTCGCTAGAATAATCTAGCAACACCCCGAGCTCCTTGGCTCTATCCTGTTCGAGTTTCCGTTGTTCAAGAACTTCCTCCCAATCACGCCCAGATGCTGCGCACACATCCTCTAAGGTTGTAAGGCCAGATTTGATGGCTTCCTTATTAGCGGACACTTCCTTAACTGGATCTATCCACGACCAACCTGGTGCGAGCCAAGATACTTCTTGGTACTTGTCCTTATTCGCCAAGTAGTCAGATGGTAGTTCACCTGCTAGGTACAATGCGTCAATAAAGGCTTTCCAAATCGGCATGCAAAAGTGTGCAATAACAAATTCTTGCCATTGTCGGAAGGTCTTTTGGTCCTCTAACAGATTTTGCCTTGCTGCTGAGAAGTTACCTGATATATTACGAGCCACGATATCCGCGCTCATTCCTAGACCGGAGGAAATTCTCCGAGTCTGAGTTGCCGAGTATTCACTCGCAGTCCCTGCATTACGCTTAGGGTCTGCGAACTCAATAGATTCACCAGGGCTAAGGTGTCTAACCATACCTGGTGCTAGTGTCATGTTAGGACGTCCTTTACTATCCCTAGGTAGCATCGTCGCTTGACGTGCTGAATTTTGAGACGTAATGAACGCGCTATAACAGGCCGATACACGGGCAGCAATTAAATCTGCGTCCATGTATTCATCAATATCGTGGATACGGCGAAGGACTAATGCCAGGTGACTCATCCCTCGAAGTTGAGAGGTACGAGTAGGCTTGAATAATAAGAACGCCTGGTTAGTAGTTAGCCGTAATGCGTCGAAACTGCGTAACCCCATTGGATCGCTTTGATATACGTGATACGCAACTGGTCTCCCATATTCGTTAACCTCCACGCCGTTGATGATATTATTCTTACCATGTTGTAAGCTAACTGCTCCGATATTCTCCGCCTCAATCAATTGAATCGATAACGGAAGGTATTCGCCTTGTGCAGTTTTATTGACAAGAATTTCGCCATCATACAGCATCCGTCGTAGTGCGATAGACTGCAATTCGTAAAAGTTAGACAGGCCTCTGACATCCGCGTTTTCAGCCTCAGTCCATTTTGCCCAGGCTTTTTCTATTTTGTTGTTAAGGTTTGTATTTAACTTACCCTTACCGCTTCTAACTTTTGCCTGTGGCTTAATCCCAACGCCAATAACGTTACGAATTAAAGCCGTTACTACAGACTCTGCTAAGTCGCTGTTCATTTCAGCCGCACGAGCTCGACCTCGGATTAGATCACGTGCCCCGGTAGCCAACTGCTCAGCGGTGCCATAAGCCGGTTGCCAATCACTACTTAATCGGTCCATTGACGCCGCATCATATTGGCGGATAGCCTCTCGTGCTGCGATACGATTAAGCGCCCTCTCTGGGCTAACCCAACCGATTACCTTATCTAAGATATTCATCGTCCACCCCATGTTACGTATGCATCGCTTTGAAAGCCGTTAGCTTCCTCATGAACCCGTTGCATTAACGTTTGCTCTCGTGCATATAACACGGGAAGGTCAATTGCTTTGAACCGCTTACCGCCAATCTGTAACTCGGAATATCCTTTTGTTTCGATATCCTCGATGACTTCACGGATACGATCCAATTGTTCGTTTACATCGCTCATGGTTCACCTCCTTATCTAAACCAATGGTTCGTATTTCCCATTCCTACACCGTAGTCGATATCCTCGGTTACGGAATTGGATTCTTCGTATTCTTCGGGTTCGGTTAAATACTTCACCCCTGCAATATCTGCTACAGCAGCATTGTATGTACAGGTATCTAGCAAGTGATTCGTAGGGTGACCCGTGAGCGGTTTCCACTGCACCGTAACTTCACCCGTTTTCACGTTGCGGATTTCTTGTTTTTCCTCCGACCTGAGATGGTCGGTATATTCCTGTGGACAATCCTTGAACAGATGGATTGTACCGACCTCATCCGTTGGCCGTACCATCCGTGCAAATATAAAGTCCTTCCAGTAGTCCGTATTAAGGACGTACAATTTAAGCCCCCCGATAACACCCTTTTCAACGCTTGACATTGAGTACGGCGCTGTTAGTGTCTTATGATTTGATGAACCTTTTAACGGAATACATATTTCAGGGAACTTTGCACAGAATTGGTACACCTCATCGGTTCTGAAACCTGAGTCAATGCCCGCCTTCATCACCTGTCTAGGTTCGCCATATTCTGTTGGATATTCCCTGTTGACTATGATTTCCTCTAGGTCATCCCATGTACTAGCTTGGCCATAATCAATAAGATAGGACTTGACGCCTGGCGCATAGGCCCTAACCTCCCACCAGAAGTGGTCAAGCTGTACGTCAACGCTAGCGATAAGTAGCGTTGCCTTATCGGGTACTACGCCACGCTCATAGGTTGATTCCGTGAAGTGTAGCGTTTGTGTGCTTTTCGTCTTAGCACTTCGCCAAGGTTCTGCTAGCCACGAGTTAATAAAGTTCATAAGTTGGTCTGGGAAGTCTTTTGAAGTAAAGAACTCGTATGCAACTTTCCCAAAGGCTATCCATGGAGAGTACAAGGACGATAAGTGGTAGCCAACCGAACGCACTCGACAATCGGGCTCGTTTTCGGTTCGCCATTCTCCGTTACGAAGCATATCCATTTTGTGCTTATCGTGTATCGCTTTCTTACAATGCACGCATTCATAATAGGCGGTATCCCTGATGCGGTCCTTATTGCCTTTAGCCTCATCGGGCCATTTAATCTGTTTGAACACTAGCTTTTGATACTCACCACAGTGTGGGCACGGTACGTAGTACTCTTTCTGTGCGTGAGCTTGCTTGAAAGCGGTCCAGATATTGCCATTTTCGACTGTTGGAGTTGATACCATCACGTGTTTGGCATCAACGAACGTTTTAGTACGTTCCGTTGCCAGCTTAATTGGATTGGCTTCCTTTCCGGAGAATACCGGATACTTATCAACTTCATCGAAGAACACATACTTGATAGCCCTTGACGCTAGACTCGATGGAGAGTTAGCACCGGACAATACCATGTAGTTCCCTGTGTTGAAGTTGAGTTCTAACTTCGAACTTGCGTTCTCGTTGTACATTTTGGCCAGAGGTTCTGTGTTCGTGATCATTGGCTGAACACGTTTTTCACTATTGAACTTTGCTAGCATATCTGTTGGATATACCATCATTACTGGTGCCTTAGATTGATGAAGCGCGAAACCTATCATGTTGAGTTCAGCTTCGGTCTTACCAATTTGTGCACCAAAACACAGTACAATCGATTCAATCAAATCATTGTTGAGCATATCCATAGGCTCTCGTAAGTATGGAGTGCGGTGCGTGTGCCATGGCCCGGGTTCTGCACTAGTGCTTGGGAGTACTCTGAACTTGTCGGCCCATGTGGAAACGGTGTACCGCTCCGGAGGCTTGAATGCTGCGAGTTCTTGCGTTGTCCACGTAAACGAAGTACTAGAATTGTGCGATGAATTGTAATGACATTGTTTATTCGGATTCCTGGAATCTTTCGAATTAACTTTTTTTCGCTTTCGTGTAGACGCCGTCGCGCGCGTAGCTTTCGAGGTACTCGTTGACACACTCATTCACCGTCCTCTCTACAATCACCCTTGTTTCTGCATCTGGAAATTCTTTGCTAACCGCTTTAGGTAACAGCCCAAGGGATGATTTCAATTCATTAACGCGTCCAGTCCATTCCCGAGTTACGTCCTCGACCGCAATATATTGGCCTTCAAGAACTTCGTTCATTCGCTTTTCGCGCTTTGCTTTGGCTTCCTTATAGTCCGCCTCGGCTTCAAGTTTTCTTTGAGCAGCGGATTTCGTTCCGTCCTTATCCTTAGACATGCCAAGCCAAACAAGAACTTCACGAACGTTCCACCAACCCGTTGCCACCTTCGGCATACCTGCACGATTATGGCGTGATATCATTTCCGGACCGAGGTCCAGAATCTGGCATAGCACTTTTGTGGTGACAATGATCTCGCCGTTGTCATCGAACTTGACTTTGGGTCTTTCCGTGGCCATTTTGGACCTCCTTCCGTAAGTGTCTATTGGTAGGGTACTTTCTACTTGAAAAAATTTTTCACATGCGGACAAACATTGCGCGGAGGCGACCACCGGCGATTTTCCGTCGAGGAAGTACCTTTTTGTTTTAAAAATTTTAAAAATAATTTTAAATTAATTTAGTGTATTTCTTTTCTAATTAAAGCTAACAAAAAGGACTACGCGGTTGTTCGTAGTCCTCAATGCTTCGCTTCATGTTTGGGCTACTGCCCAGGAGAGAAGTGTAAGTACATGAAAGGTATCACTATGAACTACCCTACAGTGCGTGGACACGGCGCTCGTTTCCGTATCCACACCCATAAGGTACCACAAAGTGCAACTATCATTTCATATCATGTTTTAGAAATTTTCAAAAAGTTTGCAAAAAGACTTGACAGCCATCTTACGTATGCGGTAGACCTGGGGCTCACTGTAGTGCATCGCCTCAATGACGTCCTTCATGCCAAGGCCAAAGTAGTAGCGGTATTCAAGGAATGTACGCTCACAATCGCTCGGCACTTGATGGATGATAGCCCATAGCTCATATCGTTCCCTCGATAGTCGCCTTGACTCTTCAAGCAAATCACGATACGCCGTCTTGAGATTTAGCTGTTGCTCTTCGGTGATAGGGTACTCACTTCGTGCTTCTTGCTCCAGACGTTGCAAGTGCGCCTCGACGTCGGTTAGTCGTCTATGGCTATCCATCAGCCTTTGCAGTTTACTTATACCCGGATGTGTCCCCTTACTCGTACGTTTACCCATACGTTCACATCCTATCAATACTATCCTGTGTCATATGTAATCCCTCCCTTCTACAATCTTGTACAGCTCATCGACTTCATCCTCTATCGCTTCCAATGTATCGGTAGCTTCATCCCAACGCTCGTCATGATACCAAGGATACGAATAGGTCTTATCATCGAACTGATCATTACCAGCTTCCTTATATTCGCGGATGACTTCTTCGCTTCGTACATACGCCATCTCGTACTGTTCCTCCAAGTAGTTAACATATCGAACAGTGATTATGTATAAGTCATCCAGGTAATGCCCATGGTCGTGTAGCAGTTTCTCGAAACTTGCGCTAGTATGCATAGGCTACTCCCCGGTAATCCAACTTAAGAACACGCCTGCCTTCGCTAAGTCCTGAACTTCTTTCGCCGGATCCTTACGACCTGCCCGAAGGGAATACTTTAATGCGTTACCCTTGCACCATCCTTTGAACTCTTCTGGTGTCAATACAGCACGAATGACGTCAACGCTCTCAACGTCTAAACCTGGCAGTGCGTAATGCTGTGGATGATGTACCGCATCGTTCATTGTATCAGTAGACTTACTGTCGGCTACTGATACGCCGGTTGAAGCCGTATCCGTTACTACTGGCTCAGGCTCAATCTTGCCGTACTGCTTAGCCTTCTCTTCTTCCGTCGCTACGGCGACTGTTGGCTTTGCTTTAGACTCAGCAGGTTTCACCTTAGATGGCGCCTTATATTCATGTTTCAAAGCCTCTCGACATTCCGGACAATTGACAGCAGGTCGACCTTTGCCAGTTTGTTCGAACTCCTTACCACACACCTTACAGGTAGTCATCTTAGGCGATGGCTCTTGTGTAGTAGGTGGCTCTTCTGTCTTTTTACTGTCTTTTACTGTCTCCTTACTGTCTCGCCCCTTGATGATATCCATGATATCGTTGAACCCTTCCTTACAGGTAGGGCACTCTTGTTCGTTACCGGTAGCCTTGAATAAGCTTCCACAAGTCTTACATATTCTGCTCATAGTTTAACCTTCCTTCTTATCATTACGTATTGAAATAGGCTCCACATATCTGCTCACCCATTTCATGCATCCGATTTTCATAAAGTATTCAAGCTTATTCTGATTAAGCGGTATGACCGCTTTTCTTGCTTTAGCCCGCTTTTCAAAATCAGCTCGCTCAATAAGAATGCCATTATCTCGTACCCTGTAAGTAATCAATATTAAGCCGTTGGGACCAATTGCGGATAGTATTTCGTCCTTATGCTCCGTGTATAGCTCAGTAGGTACCGCATAGTAGAGATATTTAACATTGCAGTTATCGTGGCGATGATCCTTTTGGAAATCACGTCTGAAGTCCTCAATACTTGTTTTGATTTCAACCTCCGTGACATACCGGGTTTTCAAGTCAAAGTAGATGAAGTCCGCTTCATACTCGGTATTATGGGGTCGCCACATAAGAACATTGGGAATACATACCTTTCGCAAGAATAGCTTCTTGCCCAATATCTGCTGAACCTTTCGTTCAGTTAGTGGATTCATATTTCCTGCTGTTATCCTTTCACATATTTATCAATCCGTGCCTTCAATGACTGAAGGACATATTCTTGTGCTTCGTCTTTCTTCTCTAAGGCTTCCATCATATCCTCGTCCCGCGTACCTACAGATATAAGGTGATGGATGATTACCTTTTCATTTTGACCTTGACGATGCAAGCGCTTGTTTGCCTGTTGATATAGTTCTAGGCTCCAATTAAGGCCGAACCATATTACATGATTACCGCCATCTTGTAGGTTTAGCCCATACGCAGTTGATGCGGGATGTGCTAACAGTACGTCAATCTTGCCGGCGTTCCAATCGAACTCTTCATCGGCGCCTTTTAATTCCCGTACACGCAGATCCGTTTTCGCTAGGGCCTCCTTCAGCCTGGCACAATCGTGTTTAAAATTGTAGAACACTAACGCCGGCTTACCGTGTAGCTGTTCGATAAGCTCCATGAAGGCTTCTATCTTGCAATCATGGATTTCATGGACGTTACGCTCATCATCATACACGGCACCGTTGGCCAATTGTTGGAGTTTATTGGATAAAGCAGCCGCACTCATGGCGGTTATTTCTTCATCCGCTCCAAACACTTCAAGGACGGCATCACGTTCCATGCTTTCATAAGCTTTCTTCGCCTTAGCGTCTAACACCACAGGCACCGTGTCATACACAATCGGCGGTAGTTCTAAGTAATCACTAGCCTTCATCGAGATACATAATGGCGCTATGGCTGACATAATCGCATCATCTGTATTCGCCTTTGGCTTGTAACTGTAGATCACATCACGACCTCGTTGGTCCGGGTCAAAGTAATGTTCTCTAAATGCGGTGTATGTCTTACCTAATGTTTGGCCACGGTCTAATAAGTAGACCTGGGCCCATAGATCAATCAGCCCATTAGGTGATGGTGTACCGGTTAGTAGCACCATACGGTTGATATGGTTATACATATTCGATAAGTCCTTGAATCGTTTGGCACGATGTGATTTAAAGGAACTCGATTCATCGACTACTACCATATCGAATGGCCACGCGTTTTTGTAATAGCTCACTAACCAGGATACATTCTCGCGATTAATGATGTAGATATCCGCCGGCGTATTTAGCGCTTGAATACGTTTCTTTAAAGGGCCTAACACCGTGGATATTCTAAGAATACCAACGCCGTCCCATTTAGCGGCTTCACGTTGCCAGGTTGCTTCCGCTACTTTTTTAGGCGCTATGATAAGCACCTTCTTAACCTGGAAGTAGTTGTATTTCAACTGGTATATAGCGGATAACGTGATAATCGTCTTACCAAGGCCCATATCTAGGAATAGGCCTAGCTTATTTTGTTTTACTACCCTATCGATACAATACTTTTGATAGGGATGTGGATTAAATTTCACTATAGCCCCTCCTAATCCTTAACCGTGCATCCGTACTTTGCCTTCTGCATCTTATGACGAATCTTTCGAACGTTAGTCATGCTATATGACTGTACGACGGTATCATCATGCTCCTTTGCTTTTTCGTACTTACTAAGTAATTTGTACAAGCTATAGTCAGAACACATACCATGACAGCCAGGTGTACGCCGGGTACAGTTCTTACACGGAACTCTCGCCATGAATACCACCTTCATTCGTTAAGTAATCCTTAACGGCTTCAGGGCCGTATAGGATGTAAACGGTCTGCAGTAGGCTCAATAGCTTTTTGCACTGCACATCCTGTAGTTGACTTAATCGACCTCGTGTCGTTTTAAGCTCTACGAATTGAACGGTACCGTCCGGCCATATCACAATCCGATCAGGCACCCCGACGTTGCCAGGCGATACAAACTTATAGGCCTTACCGCCCAACTCTCTAACACCCCGAACGAGTTTCTGTTCGACAAGTTTTTCAAGCATTATCACACCTCCATTTTGAGATTATCATTTACCTAAGGTAACAAAGTTGCACTTTTTTCCTTTACATATAGATACATACCCTATTTAACCCCGTTTAACCCCTATAACGTACTTAAATATATATATTTCTACTATATATATATATAAATGTTACCTTTATATATAATAAGTACTATAAATATAGATAAATACTAGGTTTGTTAGGGTAACATTCTAGGTAACATTCCGGTAACATTCGGGTAACATGGTAACATTCTCAGGTAACATTCTTTTTGAGAATACGGGGGCATTTTCAGGAATGTTACCTTCAAAATTACATTAATCCAGGTATAATTGAGAATCCTCTTTGGGCTCCATAAGGCCCAAATTTTTTCATCGAATCAAACCTCATTAAGAATGGAATGTTATCTAAAATCTGATTGAGTTCACGGCTGTCCGACTTCTTCATCCAAGATAATGGACGTCCAAAACATTCAACCCATACTTCTGCAGCACATACCCTGTCACGGAATACTAGCACCTGTCCCGGTACCGCGTGTGTGCCTGACATAAACATATCACGTGCTTTAGGAGACATCGTGCTCCAATTCTCAGGTACTTTCTGTTTCAAAAACTCAGCTACCACACCGGCTTTAGCATTTCCTTCCATATGGCTTTCACGTGCTACATTTGCAAGGCGAAGCACTTCCTCATTATCTTCAATAATTAAGCTTTCCCCTTGGCGGTATCTAGCTTTGGCTTCCGCCCACAGCTGATCCACTTCACCGGGTAAATTCCTAAATACATTTTTCGTTGGTTTCTTTAAACCAAGCTGAATTGGCCAGAATCTGCGGTTACCCGTAATATCTTTTAAGAACTCGTGTTGATTAGTAGAACCAAAGAACACGCATTGGCGTGGATATTCTTCAGTACGGCGACCATAGGCCTTACGGAATACATCGACCTGGCGTGATAAGAATTGTTTCGATGCATTATCCTCCGACTTTGAGTATCCTGTCATTTCACCGCCTTCAACTAGCCAACTATTTTGGATACTTTCGGCGGCTTCTTTACCATCAAATGTGTTAAGCCCATCAGCGTACCAATCCTTGCCCATTAATCGAATAAGAGATGATTTCCCTATCCCTTGGGCGCCGACTAATACCGGCATGGTGTCATATTTACACCCTGGTTCGTAGGCACGTGCTACTGCAGCTACGAAGGCCTTGCGACCTACTGCGCGTGTGTACACGTTATCCTCAGCCCCGAGGTAATCGATGAAGATCGTGTCTAATCGTTCCACACCGTCCCAGGTAAGACTATCCAAATAATCGGTTACCGGGTTGAACGCGTTTTGTTTCGCTATCAGTAACACGCTATCTAAGACTTTATCCTTACCCGTAATATCGAATCGGTTTTCTAAGTACCACTGAATACCACTATCATCGGTGTCAGTCCAAATGCGTTTACCATGTTCCGATAAGGCCCATGGTAAGGCACCCATCGCCATATACCGACTACCGAACTTATCGTATGCGATACGTCCCTTGATGGCCGGGTCATGTGTTAATAGTTTAAGAATATTATCACGTGTCTTTTTAATCCCCTGATTCTCGTTATATTTGAGGCCGGCAGACTTCATCCATTCAGTCTCGAGCATAGCGTTGGCGTCAAGGTCGGTTACATCGATAGCATTAGAATTACTTATCGATTCTTGGAACACGTTCGTAGCGGACTCACGTGCACGTTCTTGTTGGATACTGATAGCCACCTCCGAGTCCTCAAAGGCTAGCTTACTCATCGCAAGGAACGATGGCATCTTATGCGGTGGTGTGCCGTCCTTGGCCGTCTCGTCGAGGTCATGGAACTTATGTAATCGAACCAGGTCAAAGGCGTTCACGAGTTGACCACCGCACGGATCCGTATTGTGATGTGAGTACAAGAACTTATCATCGTCATATATCACCGCACCGCCGATGGTAGAACCTTCGACGTATGTTAGGCGGTCGTTAGAACCATCGACGTAAGCGTAGGCGTGGGGTAAGAATGTATCGATAGCCTCACGGATACCATACTGCCGACAAAAGGCACCAACGATACCATGCTTAGTTAGAGGGTCCTGTTGCTTCGTAAGAAGCTGTTTCACTCTAACCGATGTCTCGGAGCCCGGTACCTGTGGCCATGACGCCACGTCCCGCCAATCGGTGTACTCAGCTAGGATGCCATCAGCAGATAAGAACGGCTTATCTGCATATTGGAACACATATTGTGCATCACTAGAACATCCTGGCCAGTACATTAATCGCGATGCTTCGAACGTAGTCGAGTCCATCATGCCGATACCGATTAAACTGGCCGCCTTACGAGCGATAGGATCGTACTCATCCGGTGTCATGGTGCGGTCAGTAGGAATGACTACCCGTAACCGCGGACGATGAGGTGTGTGCGAACGTGTACTGTATACGACATACGCCATACCTAAACTGTCCACTGTACGCACTACATTATCCGTTTGGCCAGGCTCAATGGCGTCAAGGTCAAGGGTGATAAGGTCACGACCGGTGACATTAATCGCCTTACGTTGGAGACCGATTAAGCTACCACCGACGAAACCGCCGATGTCCTTCAGTTTAGCCTGCGCGGACTTAGGTAGTTGATGATACTGCTCAACTGTTTCCGTAGTGCGTTGCGGTGTACGAAGTCGTTCAATGAACTCGGACCACATCAGCTCCGTTTGAATCCATTGTTTAGACGTGCGACTTTGGCCTACGCTAATTATTAGTTTTTTATCATTAATCATATGGCCAACGCCCTTTCTAATCCTTCATATAATAATCACTGGTGAATCCGGCGGCAGATAGGTGTAACCCCTCAGCCCAGGGAATCGGGGCCCCAAAAATAGCGTTAACCTTATCAAGGGTTTCCTCTTTCCCTTCAGACGGGATTTCCATAACCGCTTCATCGTGGATGTGCATAGTAATTGGATATCCAGCTATCGTTAATCGTCTCAACGTAACTGCCAGGCAGTCACGAGCTACGGCTTGGGTAATGTTTTCGACAAGCTTTCCCCCGTAGGTGCTATCATCCACCCAGGCGTTGTTGAATTGCGCCTTGAAATGGACGGCGTCCTTACCAAATTGGTTTTCCTTGATATACGCCCCTGGGTAGAATAACTTCCGCCCACTTGGTAACTCTATCGTCATGTAACGATAGCCGTATATCGGATCAATTTCTAAACGAAATATAATTCCATGGTCAAGGCCCATAGGGTTGCCGGTTGTTACGGTATATACCGCAGCGTTTTCAACTTGGTACCATAAATCACGAATACGAGGTGACGCTTCACGCCATAACCTTACAATGTCCGGAAGTTCTTCTTCCGCTAGCCCCATATCAAGGGCGCCCATAGCCTTTAATGCATTTACTCCGCCTTGATAACCAAGGGCTAATTCTGCGACCTTCCCCTTTTGTCGTAGGTGTCCGTTTTCGCCGTGTTTCACGACTGGAACGCCAAACATCGAGGATGCCGACGCGCAGTAGATATCACCATCATGGGCGAATACCTGTTGACGCCACTGCTCACCGCTTAGCCAGGCTATCACCCTAGCTTCAATGGCTGAGAAGTCAGCTACACATAAGGTCTTACCTTCAGGAGCGATAATAGCCGTACGGATTAATTGTGAGAGAGTATCAGCTACATCACCATATAAGAGTTCGAGTCCTACACGATTACGATGTGTCACGAGGGAACGTGCGACATCAAGCGTTTCGATGTAGTTTCTCGGTAGGTTTTGAACCTGTATAAGCCTTCCGGCCCATCGTCCAGTACGATTGGCTCCGTAGAACTGTAATACGCCTCTGAGACGATAATCTGACCCCCAAGATTCTTCCATCTTGACGTACTTTGACACGGATGATTTGGCCAGTTTCTTGCGTAAGGTAAGAACACGTTTGGCCACTTGATTAATATCACTCTTAAGCGCATTATCAACTGTATCCTTAGTTAAGTTAGGAAGGTTAGCCCCTGTGTTGGTGTTAATCCAATTAAGGAGTGCCTGTGTAGAATTAGGATTGGCAAGCCGTGTAATATCCTGGGCTTCCTTTGTAAGGATGTTCGTGTTTTCCTCATCAATACAAAGGGCACCAATAACCAGGTCATGGTCGATGAGTACACCACGATTATTGATTTCAATATCGATGTACCAATCGTTCCATGTCTCCTCAGGTACAGGAAATGATGCGAGCCGTTTATAACATTCCGTTTCAGTAACTACGTCTTGTCTGTTATATTCGACATACGTTCGCCATTTCTCAGGTTCATGGTGTGGTAGGTTACGAGTTCGACCGCCGTTAGATTTAGTCGGCTTACAAGGAATACTAAAATATCGGATTAAAGCCTTGCCAGCTTTATCCTTTAATTTATCTTGCGGTAGACCTAAAGCCACGCCTAACTTAGCAAGACCCATAGGATACCCTAAATAAGCTCCGTGAATCATCGAGCAGCGCCATTGACGTAATGGAGTAGTATATCCGGCCTTGTTTAGACAGGTGATTTCAAACTGTGCATTGTAGGCATGTTTAATGACATCCGGATTTTTGAGGTCTGCAATCACCGCATCAGGGATTGTTTCACCTTGTGCTAGATCCACGACTTCAACCTGGCCAAAGTCATACGCATATGCGAATAGGAGGATTTCGAAATCCTCCGCTTCGACATATTTGTATACACCTGCGCCGATGTCATTGGATGAGAACGTTTCAATGTCAATGTTTAAATGGCGCATAATGGCCACCTATTACATTGGAAGGCCAGTAACAGGGTTGATAGCTGGAACAGCTTCAGCTCCACCGAATACATTTGCCGCGCTACCTTGAGGAGCACCGAATACGGATGCAGCGGATGCCGGTTGGCCACCTCCAAGAGGTTCACCATCGCGTACCTTTTGTACAGGGCCTAAACCGGCGGAGATACCAGCGGATTGGTTGTTGTAGAAGTAAAAGTTGATCAGCACATTCGCATACATGCCAGAGTATACTTGACCAGGTTCAGTAAGAGGTTGACCTTGAAGGTCGACTACTTCCGGCTTGAATTTCATGGATTGAGAAGCGTTGAATACGTAATGACCTTTACATTCTGGGCCGTATTCTTTACCGCCTGGCGTATATCCATCACCATCATGAATAGGTGTTTTAGGTTGCGCAGGTACTTTGGCACCATGTTTCACACGAGCATCAGCGATTGCTGCTTCAATAGCTTGATTGATAGCTTGTACTTGTGCGGTATCGGATTTTGGTACAAGAATCATAGCACTGTATTTAGCTTCGCTAAAATTGTTAGGGTTAGTATATGGTTCAAGTAAATGAACAAAGGATAAACGTACGTTTTGTAAAAGAACTTCTGTTGGTTTGCATTGAAATGCCATAATTAGTTACCTCCATTGGTATTAAACACTTGCGCCGCACTAGGTTGGTTAGTGATACGTGGGCGCTTATCCGTATCAACTACAAGAGTAGGTTTGCCAGGGTTCTTAACGACCTGGTCGCCTACAAGTTCATTAAATTCTTTCTTACCTATGGCCTTTTCGATTTGAGCCAAAGTAAGGACCTTACGTTCATATAGGATAGATTCATCCACCCCACCATTAATAAGGGTTTGAATAGCGGTATCGCCGTCTTGGAACACGCGAGAACCTCTACCCTCTACGGCTTTCCAACCTGGCACTTCAGCACCGGCTAAGGATTCAGATAATGCGTATTCCTTGATATCCTTGTACCAGGATTCGATGTCTTTGCCGCGCTCTAGGTACGTTCCGAGTTCTTCAAGGCTAATCAGACGAGGGTCTTGGTTCGTGAACACATGCATAGCATCAAAATGCTCACATCGTGTTCTGCATTGAGCTTTTGCCCTACAGAACCCACACCAGGCGCCAGCCTCAAATGTGTGGCCTTCCATTTCGTAGGCCTCCTTAGCTTTTGGCGCGACTACCTCCTCACCCCATTTACGTAGTTCATCGGAGGACATTTCAAACTCTGAAACGTTATTCACACGAGGCTGTATGATAGCCATCTTGATAGTGTTGAACTTATACAAGAGGCTATAATCGTGCATCGCCCCGAGGGCATATAACATCATCTGTGGATTATGATCCGCATCAACTACAACACCTTTACCGTGTTTATAATCGATGATGTGGAGCGTATCACCAGCCAAGATGATACAGTCAGCCGTGCCGGATCCTTCAGGTACATATTGACTAAAGTCAACACGCTTTTCGATGACGACTACAGGCGCGACCTTGTAACTTAACATGATGGACTTGATGTATTCAAGATATACGTCTGTGGTCTCGTCCATTTCGGGGGCCCATAACTCATTCTTTTTGATTTTGTTATAGGCCCTGGTGTAGGTGCCTTTGGCCATCGCCGTAGTGTATTTTTTCAGTTTCAATTCACATAGTTCATGTGCGAGGGTTCCTTCCTTTGCATACTCTGATGTAGTATCGGGGAAGGTCGCCTCTAATCGAGGCGCCCCCGTACAATGTAGCCACCTATGGGAACTTGATGCGCTTAGTAGCGCATGGCTAGCCATTAGATTCGAGCCCCCATGTTGCGAAGGTCAACTACGAGATTAGGGAATTGGTCTTTTGGAAGTTCAGGAAGGCTAGCAACTTTATACTTTTGCATTAGACCAACGATTTCATTCGTACGGCCTGCATCCATTAATGGTTGCAAGGCCACTTGAATTTCTTCCAAGGTATATTCCTTAACCGGTGCTACGGGTACAGCCGGTGTAGGCGGTGCTTGCACTGGATCTGGATGTGTTTGTAACGGCGCCGATGTCGGTACCACAGGTGCTACTGTAGCAGGTTGAGCAACTGGAGCCACCGGCGGAGCTTGGACTGTGGCGGGCACCACAGGAGCTGTGGGCAGTTCTTCCGTCGTAGGAATATTACTGTAGCTGAGGAACAATTTAAGTTCTTCACAAAGGGATACATAGTTTTTTGCTTCAAAAGTAACTTTTATCATGAGGAAATCCTTTCTAGTTAATATTTAAATAATGTCATGAACATGTAACAGCATGAGAACACAAATACCTAAGATGATGAATACGACTTGGCAAGCTCTAGTCACCCAGGTATCAATCTTAGTAAGTCGCTCCGCAACAATCTTTTCACGTTTAGATTGTTCCCTTAGGGATTTCGATACATCCCATGGACTAGGTGGAACGGTTTTATCCGTTTTAGGTGAAATCAACTGTTCTATTGCAGTATCTTTCACAATCCTTTTTCTTCTATTTTTCCGAGCCATTTGCATCACCTCTAAGATAATTTGTGATTCGGCTTCGTAAAACCTGGCTTATCAATAAATCCCATAATCGTACCGCATACGGCTTCTGCAAACTTGTGCGGATCATGGCTATGGCCATGAGCGATTGAAACAACTGCACCAGCAAGCATCGAGGCTAATACGATTTCATTGTGTACTGATGCTTCGGTTTTGCATGCGAGTGTATTCATATCTTCGGATAAGGACATATCGATATTGAGCGTGTAGGGTGCGTTCTTCTTCATAGTGACCTCCTAAATGCGACGTTGAGCAGCAACTTCTTGCGTTAACTCATCCACTAAGCGTTCCAACTTGCTGATACGGCTTTGCGCATCCTTAGCCTCAGCGAGGTAATCAGAACCTTTACCCGTCTTAAACGCAAGATTAATAGTGTATTGGTTTTCAGCGCCTAGGGTAGCACCTACTCCAATCATCAATCGTTCATTAGGTCTAGCGAATACACCAAGTGCTACGGCGTTGCTGTTACGATAATGGCCGTAGCTAACTGCGTAGCTGACCTTATCGCTACGATTAAAATCCAAAGGATGGAGCCCTGCTAATGCTGCGGAACTTGCACCCAACTTGTTAATACGTTGGTTTGTAGTATTGATATGATTATTGATTTCACCGGCCATGTTGTATTGACGGTTTTCCAAGTTCGTGATACGCGTTTCGTGGTTGGCAGATGTATCTTGAAGTGTGCTAATATCAGCTGTATTAGTTCGCACTTTCGCACCTAATGTGTTGATTTCATCGTACGCAGCGTATAATTGGGAGCCGTTGACCGCGTCCAAGCTATCCGCTTCAACGCGCCCTGCGCTCACGTTTTGAAGTTGTCTATTATACTGAGCCACGCCACCTGCACCTGTGCGAGCTTTTGAGCCAAAGGAAACTACGGCGCCTGGTTGTTCGCCGGCGAAGATATGGCGTGTACCGTTAAGGTCTACCCCATCAACGCCAACCGCATCATCTGTAACGCTGTTAGTGCCTATGGCTACCGCGTTCGCCTTATCAGCTAATGCATTATTACCGATTGCAACTGCATCCGTAGCTAACGCTTTGGCATGTGTGCCAAATACGAGAGCACCTTGTCCATTGCTTTCAGAGTGAGACCCGAATATAAGTTGTTCCTTTTGGGAGCCAATTTTGTTGTTGTAGCCAACCACAGCGGACTGACCGCCGGCTACGGTGCCATTGTTAGCACCGACTGCGACGGAGTTTTCTCCAGTTACGTTGTTGGACCGGCCAAAGGCCACACTAGACTCTCCAGATACGAATGCACCGTTGCCGATAGCGACGCTATCATAGGACGCCGTTCTAGCTTGGTTGCCGATGGCAACCGTGTACTCAACCAAGCTTTCAGCGTGAGAGCCGAATGCGAAGGAGTTACGGCCGGATGCTTTTGCGTCGTTACCACCGGCGAAACCATTTTCCCCAGTTACAGTGTTATTAGTACCAAAGGCGATGCCATTTGGAGCAGATACTGTATTTTGAGTGCCCGCGATGAAGGCGGATGTAGCGTTTGTAGTAGTTGTATTATTCGTACCAATCACTAAGCTTGCGTCACCATTAGCGGTGCCGTTAGGGCCTAAGTTACTACCTTGTGCGAATACGTTAACCGCGAGCGCGGAGATTGCGAGCGTGGATACAATTACTTTCTTGTTCATAGTTCAAATACCTCGTATAATATAAGTGTCAAATTATTTTGATGTGGCCGTGTCAGTAGTTCCAGTACTGATGCGGTCGTTTTCTTTTGGGCGTTTAAGAATATCAAAGTCAGTAGGACCGCCGATATCAACTTGTGCATGTGCCCAGGTGTCATAGTCGAATCCAAATTTCTTAAGCTCGACTACGGCTTGCTTCCCTGAAGCGGAACGTTCGATAATAGCGTTTAACGCATTACGTGCGGACTTCAACTTACGAATCTCAATTTCGTAAGGCTTGGCCACTTCAAGGACTGCATGCCACTTTTGGCCCTTCTCGGAGTTAACATCTAAGTTGTCATACCACCATTCGTGGAGCGGTTTACGCATACGCTTGATGAAGTTATCCGCATCAGGTACAAGCTTATTCGCTAGTGTGCCATAGCCAAGTTCTTCCAAACGTTGGGCGCCTTTCCGTGCTTCACGTAAGCCGTTAATGACTTTGTGGAACGCTTCAGCAGCTGCTACACGTCCGTCGGCTTCAAGGCTAATGTAATGTGATTCGAGCGCTACGCTTTCCGCTTCTGTTTGTTCCAAAAGCCGAGCGTTGTACAGACTTCTAACAAAGGTCCGTACGTTGTTCTTTGTAGGGTTCTGCATAGGAACCTCCTTTCTGTTACATTGCAACATATACTACTAGGGCTCCGTACCAATTGGCCATCATCGCCCATGTGAGGCTATCCTCACTTAATACTGGCTAAAGTCAAATAATAATCCTATATCGATACTTAACTTATCGGCCAAGATAACAGCCTTCCTAAAGGACATCGACTTATTCTTGCCGCTGAGATGACTATATAGAGTTCCATAGTGCATCCCGCACATCTCAGCGACGTCTTGAATGGTCAAGCCCTTATCAGCTAACACCTTACGGAACACTTCCGGCTTCATGCGGTAGCCAAATCGATTGCCCCATGTCTTTTGCATAATCGAGCATGGCTCAAATATGAAATCAATTTGTTGGCCAAGTCCTTTTGCGACTAACCTGGCAGTACTCACACGTACCGGTTGATATCTCGAAAGCTTAACTAATGTCGTGGAGCTAACTCCGATGACTTTAGCGAAACTACATAGCCCGTATGGAGTGTTGTAGTATATCAGCATTTTAAAGTCAAAATCACGCTTCAACCGCATCATAGGGACGATTGGTTTCTTTACTCTCATCGTTGTCTCCTTTTGAGCCGTCTGATTGTTTGGCCTTGCTCGGCCACAATCCATAGGGCCACCCCCAAGGCGCATTGGACGAAATACTGAGTAAAGCCTATGCGGTCAATCTCGAGGCTACCAACGGAGCCCATAAGGATTAATCCGGCTACTAATTTAAGAAATGCATGCATAATTAAATGCCTCCTTGATGTACTCTTCACTTCTCCCTGTTCGAGCCAGGTATGTTTCAAATCCGAACCGGTCAATGACGAAAGTTCGTTTCTTGCCTTTGCCGTAACAATAGGCGAAGGCTTTGTAATGGTTGTTAGCGATGCCCTCTCTAACCGCTGTAAGGGTTAGGCCTAAAACGCTAGCCATTTGCTTCACAGTAATGGTTGGGTTCATAGTAGAGTTAATGCCGTCGCAAAGTAGATGAGGATAACTGCAAGTGTTACCGCCATCAAAAGTCCAAGGATTCGGTTGAACCAGAGGTCAATCTTAGCGGTTCTGTACGTTGCTTGGACATGTAAGTTTTCAACGATGATATGATCATCTTTTTCAGGATTCATAATTACCTCCTATACAGGGTCAATGCCCCAGAAGTCATCTTCTTCAGATGAATCAACTTGTAAGTGTTCAAGAATTTTGGCGATTGTTCGTACCGATACTGGTCTACCATTACACGCCGTAAGGATTGTGCAGGGTGAAAGACCAGTCATAGTGGCTAGCTCTGACCGAGATACACCGAGCACCTTCATCCGACGAGCGAGTGAATCTTGGAACAAGTACGTTATGCAGGATTTACGTTTGTTCATGTTGACTGCCTCCTTTTAAGTTGCCTAATTAGGAACTTCTAAGTAAAAATAAAAAGTTGCCTAAATAGGAACCTTTAATGTAAAAAAAATACATTCGCATCAAGGTCATAGGTTATACACAGCGTACGCATTTCCTGTAATGTGAAGTCTGTGTTGATGCGGTTAAGCTTCTTACTGAAAGTGTTTGGCTTAACCCCTATCACCTTTGCGGCTGCGGTATTAGAAATATCATTCTCTACCATGAAGCTTTTGAGCTTTCGATACGGAGAGATTGCTTTACGTGGTATCACATACCCCGCCCCCTTTCAATATCAAATTGTTCTATCGGCCTCTCTTCAATGTTGCCGAGTTGCCTTATGTGTACATGATAGCACCGTCAAAAGTTCCTGTCAACAACATTTTTGTGATTTCTCGTAAATTTTAATTGCCTATTGAGGAACTTTCGGAGTATAATATAGGTAGGAAGAGGGTTTACGTGAGGAAAGGTGAATTATAAAATGACTGCAAATCTAAATATCAGTTCAAGGCTTAAAGATGATCAATTAAAATTTAAGATAGGGCAACGTCTAAAAGAATTACGCATCGCGCAAGGCCTAACTATTGATGCACTTCGAGAAAAACTTTCTTTAGAGGTTCAAAAAACAGGGATAGATATAAAAGGCGATGGCGTATCCAAGAGCATGATATCACGTTGGGAGAATGGAAGAAGCCAACCTTCTGCGCCATATATCCGCGCATACGCAACACTGTTTAATGTCGATATGAACTATATTTTAGGGAAGGATTTACACCACGAAGCAGTCCGGGTAAAGTCCTCAAGAGCACAGGCCCAAACTGACTTCATTCATGATTTGTATCGATATATCAAAACTGCATTTTCATTGACAGACGATATCGAAATCAAAAGATTAAGAAATGATGCGGCTCATGGGTTGATTGAAGAACATAAGGATTATCTACCATCTATATTGTCTGAGGATGATTCATTCTATCTTGAAGCAAATAAGAATTCATTTGAGGAGCTTATGGTAACTACATTAAGAGAATCCCTTCCGCTTGCTACAAAGCCAATGATTGATAAATACCGGGAAATTGGGGCCATTATATCTCATCTAATGGAAGATACAGATACTTTTATCCGATTTTTCTTAACGATTGGCCAACTACAGAGCCGAGGTAAGCTTGATTCATTCTTAAAATTTACTATTGATCAATTTTATGAACCAACAAAAGATATTAAAGAGCTTGAGCTCTCAAGGGATTTTATTAAATACCTAAAAGCGTGCAGTGATAAATTGAATCAAAGGGAGGAAAATCATGAATCTTAAATCAATTATCGCAATTCTTATCATCATTATAGCCGTCATTGGCATCGCCCTATTCGCCCTATGGCCTAAGCCATCCATCGAATTTAAGGACGAGTCCGTGCTTGGCCATACCGTAACGAACGTGGTTCTTGAGGACTGGACACTCACATCAGCCCAGGGCGGAGAGAACTCTACTCTTACCTTCCCTAACGGGAAGTCTGTACAGGCGCATTGGCAGATTGTTCAGACCGTGCCGCCTGCACACCGATTTGATATATTCCCTGAATCGTTCTTCTACCATACCATATACGTGGCACCGGTTCAGCCGGAACTCGTTGATTATATCAATGCTAATAAGCCTACAGTAACTTACTACCTCAACGGAGAGGCTAAACAGATTCAATTTAAATAAACGTAAGCCCCTATCCGATACGATTCAGATAGGGGCTTAATTATAGGAAGGATATAAAATTATGGCCATGAAACGAGCCAACGGTTCTGGAACCGTGTACAAGATGAAACATAAAGCGCTGCGTAAGCCGTACAGGGCGGTTGTAACATATGGATACGATGCCAACGGTAAGGCTATTCGTAAATCGATAGGTACATTTGCCACACAAAAGGAAGCGTATACTGCGCTGGCACTCTACTCTACTAATCCACCACAAGAGGAGCAGCGAAAAATTACGTTTGGGCAATGCTTCGAATGGCGAATTGAGGAAGCAGAACGCCAAGGTCTGTCAGCTGGTCGAATGAAGATTATCCATACTATACAAAAGATGGTTGGCCATCTTAACAATATCGAGATGAAGAATATCCGTGCAGCACATTTTCAACCCATATTCGATAATTCGACACATACTAAATCGTATCAAAAGCTAATCAAGGCTATTATTGTGTCAGTAGGTACGCTGGCAGTAAAACAAGAAATCATACCTAGGAACTACTTCTCAGATATCATCATCAATAAAAACGCCACGCCAATCAAGAAGGCTAACATATTTTCAAATTCAGCCCTCTACGCCCTTTGGCAGCACTCCGACGATATAATTGCCAAGCTAACATTGATATACGCCTACACGGGCCTCAGATTGAACGAATTGCAAACTATGAAGCTTGATAATATCCACTTGAAGGAGCGATACATGGTTGGCGGTTCTAAAACAGAAGCCGGTAAAGACCGATGCATACCGATTGCCGAATGTATCTACCCTTTTATCAAGGAATTGTATCAGCAAGCCAAATTTAAGCGCGTAGAGTGCCTTTTGGATAAAGTGATACATAAGGACACCTTTAGACGAGAAATGCAGCGTATGTGTCAAAATCTTAACTTAGGCGAACACAAACCGCATGATACACGCCACACTTTCATATCGATGGCCAGCAATATTGGAATTGATGAACTTATCATCAAACGGATCGTCGGCCATTCAAGTAAGGATAATATCACCCAGGAAGTTTATACTCACAAAACCCTACAACAATATATTGATGCGGTTAACAGATTACCACACGGCGAAGCCCTCCTAAAAGGTGAGCAACGGTTGAGCAACGCTGACGAAATTTAG